TTCTTGAGAACCAACATTCAGAAGATGAAAGGTGAGCCAAACTTCGCAAACACCGTGAAGACGAAAGACTTCAATATCATCGGCGTGGAAAATAAGGCGTGGTTGACCTTCGAACAATTCAATGTTACGGATGTCTACTCCGAAAAAGAACTGCAACAGTTCGACAATTCAATCGTTCTCGGTGGGCTTGACCTTTCAAGAACGGGAGATATGACGGCCTTCACTACGCTATTGTTCGACAAGGTAAAGCACAGACCGATAGCCATCACAATGTACTGGATAACCGCAAGGTTTCTGGAGGAGCAGAAAAAGAAAAACTCCAAAGTGCCGTGGCAAGCGTGGATAGACCGGGGACTGGTGCGAATCAGCGGTGTAGAACTGATAGACTATCACGACATCGCAAATTATGTGGCTTACAATTTCAAGACACACGGCTGGATGTACCGATACATCAACTATGACCGATACTCGGCTCAATACCTCATCCAAGAGTTAGCCAGTATGGGCTATCAAGAAAAATACTGTTTGATACCTACAGCACAGGGGGCGCAGACCTTAAGCATTCCGATGCAGACACTGGGGGCGCACTTGACAGCGAATGTGCTGTGCTACCAGAACAACCCGGTCACGAAGTGGTGTCTATCAAATGTGCAGCTTGAAGAAGACAGAAACGGGAATTATATGCCGAAGAAGAACGGCGAAAATAGAGAGAAGAAGATAGACGGTGTAGCCACGATACTGAACTGCTATGTGAGCCTCTGTGAAAACATCGACTACTATCTGAACGAATAGAAAAGGAGGACCGACGTGGGAAAAATCATAAACGCCCTACTGGGAAAGAAAAAGCAGAAAGCGGAAACATCAGCAAAACTACTGGATATGTTCGCTCCGTTTTTCAGTGGGCAATGCAGTCCTGCACTCAACGATACCTTCATGTCGTGTTGTCAGGCTCACGCAAGGCATGGCGCAAAGTTCACGCCCACGGTTTATCTGAACGATGAACCGTCTATCAACAAAAAGTACATAACGAACCTTCTGTCGTTGAGACCGAATCCTCTGATGAATGCTCCCACATTCTGGGAGAAAGTCACGGAGAACTACTTCGAGGTCAACAATGTGTTTTTATATCTTGACTTTGACTGGTCGGATTTCAAAGCACCGCTGAAAGGTATATACCCTATCGACCCGGACGGAAACCAGATGGAAGTGCGAAAAGGCGAAGACAAGGAACTTTATGTGCGTTTTACAATGGACGGGCAATGCTACATCGTGCCGATGAGCCAGATAGCACACTTCGCACGAAACGTCAATGCAGGAGAACTGTTCGGACATAACAACAAGGCAATCGAACAGGTGCTAAGAGTCATTCAAACGAACTACGAGGGAATCGAGCAGGCAATCAAGACAAGTGCCTTCTTGAGGTTCATCGTGCAGACCACAACTCCGATGACTGACAAGGTGCTGGAGGAAAAGACAAGATACTTCGCAGAGCAGTATCTCGGAAAGAAAGCAACAGGAATCGCATACATCGACTCTGCTAACAGTATCATCCAAGTCAACAGCCAAGCCAAGTATGCCAACGCAGATGAAGTGAAGCTGTTCGAAGAGAAGATATACAAGTATCTCGGAATCAACGAAAAGATACTGCTTGCGACCTTTAATGAGGATGAGTGGGCGGCCTACTATGAATCAAGCCTTGAACCGCTTGTCATGAAGATAGAAACCGAACTCACATACAAGATATTCTCGGAGGTTGAAAGAGCGCACGGCAACCGGGTACGCATAGACCCAAACAGACTGCAGACGGCCAGCATGAAGACCAGAGTAACCATCGCAGCAATTATTCAAAAGTTGCCAGTTTATGTGCCGAACACCATCAATGACCTGCTCTTCGTTCCCAGAACGGAACACGGCAATGAGGAGTATAGCACACTGAACTATGTAAAAGCGGATGAACAGTCACAATACCAAGGAACTGGTAGTCCGAAACCATCGGAGAACAAGACCGATGAAGAAGATAAAACAGAGGAGGATGAAGAAGATGCCAAAAAGTGAAAACCCCATCGACAAAAGAATGTTCAAGCACGATGACTACCGTCATCTGATGCAAGTCCGTATCTTCAATCAAGAGGGCGAAGATAACAGCGACAAAATGATAATCGAGGGGAAAGCGGTAACTTTCGATGACCCCACGGTTCTGTTTACTTACGAGGGTGTGGAATACAAAGAAATCATCGCTCGTGGTGCATTCGATGAAACGGACATCAGCAAGGCATATCTGAAATACAACCACTCCGACAACATCATGGCGATGGCGCGTGTGAAGAACGGAACGCTGTCCATTGAGGTCAGAGACGACGGTGTGTGGATACGAGCAGAACTCGCAGATACCACAGCCGGGAGAGACCTATACACTCTCATCAAGAGGGGTGATATAGACAAGATGTCGTTTGCCTTCACTATTCGTGAAGAGTCATACGATGAAAAACTGCATACTTGGACTGTTCGAAAGGTTGACACATTGTACGATGTGGCCGCAGTAGAACAGCCTGCATACGAAAATACTCAACTCTTTGCACGGAGGTACGGTGACGCGGAGGCGCGCCGTAAGTCAGAGGTGGAGGCCTTGGAACTGCAAAGAAAAAGAGCGCGTGTGCGTCTGAGTATAAACAACTAATTCAAAATTAAAAAGGAGAATCAACAATGAATTACAAAGAAAGAATCGCAGCAATCAACAAGAGACTCGCTGAACTTGATAAGGAACTCGACACTGCAAATGCAGAACGCATCGAGGCAATCGAGAAAGAAGCAAGAGACCTCAAAACAGAAAGAGAGGAAGCCACTCGTAAACTTGCAGAAGAAGCTCGTGCAGCTTTCGCAGGCGGAAGCCCGGCTCCCATTGTCGCCCCTACCGAAGAGACTGACATCGCAAAGATGAGCAAGAGGGATAAAATCTGTCTTGTAATCGGTAAGCAGGCAAGAAACAGAGCATTCACTGACGCGGAGAAACGCGCTCTGGGTACGGCTCTCACAACTACGGCAACTACTTATGTAGCAGCCACCGCACAGGTTGACGGTGTCAACAACGCGGGTATCTTCATCCCTACCAAGGCAGTCCTTGAGTTTTTGAGGGAAGATGGAAAGTTGAGTCCTATCCTTGCGGATATCGCCTTTACTTCCATTCCGGGGCTTGTTGAGTTCCCTTACAGAAAGAGCAGAGACAAGGCAAAGAGCAAGGCCGAGGGTGCAAGCGGAAAAGACAACCAGATGGAATGGGATAAGTTCCAAGGTGTCAAGGGATACTTGCAGACAATCATCGCCGTAACTGATGAAGTTCAGGCTTTGACTGACTTCGACTTCGGCGCTTATATCATGGACCAAATCTTGCAGGATATCAACGAAGACTGGGTCGAAGACCTTATCTACGGTACTGCAGATAACGATCATATCAAGGGACTTACAATCGGCGCAACCGCAGCTGTGACCGGGGGCTATGAAACTGGAAAGGTTATCAACGCACTCATTGACGGCATCAAGAAGTGTACTGGAAAGTTCCGTAGAGGAGCGAAAATCTATGTGGCGCAGGATGTTGCAGACGAAATTCTCTTCGCAACCGATGATAACGGAAACTTCAAGTATCCTATCTTCAACAACAGCACGGGTATTACTTCCTTCGGAACTATCCGCATTGAGGTTGATGAGAACTTGAAGACCGGGGACTTCGTAATCGGCAACGTCAACAAATACTTCAAGGTCAACTCGCTCATCCCAATCCGCCTTGAAACCAATCGTATCGCAAGACGCGGTGTGACTGAATACATTGCAAGCGAGTACTGCTGCACCGTTCCTTTCACTGGTGCATTCATCTACGGTCAGAAGAAAGTGTAAGGGAGGGGCGTTATGGGTAGAAAACTTGACGGCTTGAACAAAGCCCTGAGCATTATCGCTCAGAAAAGCATTAATGGTGCAACGCTTGGCGAAACTTACAAGCAGTTCGCAGCGTGCTATAAAGAGTTTGACATCTCAGTCAAACTCGGCACTACGGATTTGCTTGTGGGGCAACCGCACTACGAAGACCTAACCGCCAATCTTGCCAAGATAACGAGCGTAACGCTTGACGGCGATGTTGTGACCGTTGTGGCAGACTTTGAGGGCATGACGAGTTTCGTGGGTGGGATCGGCGAGCATAAGTACATATCGCTCCTATTCACAACTGGCGAAGACTCCATCGTGGGTATAAAATATCATACTACGCCAGAGGCTGAGGCGTATGCGTTCACGAACTCAGGCGCAAACAATGACGTTGATGAGGCGGCATTGAATGGTGGTGAGGCGGGCGACTTCGTGTTGTTCCCTGTCGGTGAAAACATCGTAAGCGCTCCGAAGGTGTTCATGTTGACAAAAGTAGGATATGCGCCGAGAGTCATCACCGTGCGTGGGGTACAGTCTTAAAGGAGGAGGAGAAGAATGTCAGACCATAGAACAATTCTAACACTTGAAGAAGTGGCTAAAGCAATCTATGAGGATGCTGACTTTGACAATGTAGAGTTGCAAAGGCTGGCAGACCTCTCCTCTGATTTTATCAAGCGGAAGACGGGCTACGACTTTTCGCAAGATAGTCCGAGGGAGCCTCTCGCCGTGGAGTGCGCCATGCAATATGTCAGACAGACATACTTCGGAGCAAAGGGATACAACAAAGAGCATGACTA